GTCATTGAAGTGTCTATTAACCGTTACGGACTGACACTATTCAATAAATGTCCGTGATGGCAAATCATTGGTTAAACTTCCAAATCACGTGGAGTGATTATAAAAAGTGGTTGTGATTTGCTAACACCGTGTTGCATTGCTAATGCGCTGGGCGGTGTTCGTATACGTCATTTGAACTAGTATCTATCTCTTTAACGTCGTAATTCGTTGCGTCGACTGAATAGTGCGAGAAAGCGCCTTGATAAGCGTTAGTATTAACTCGTTCAGACGTATCGGGGCTGAGACCGGATGCCCTAGAAATCGTGTCTTGTAATAAAATGGCATCACAAATAAATTTCGAAAATGTACGCAAAATTGAGTGGATTCTTCAATCTGCAATTGTGGACGAACCAAATTTGGTTTCGGGACAAGAGGTAGTTTCGAAGGATCCAACTAGCAAAATGTCTGTAGCAGCTATCCCGTCTCGGGTTGATGCTTCAGACGTCAGTGTAGTAGAGTCTTTTTCTCTGGACACTATTTTTCAAAGGGATTATTTATATCCCGAAACTTTTATCTGGCAAACTTCTACGCCGAGATTTAACATCTTGGCTCAATTTAATTTACCAGATGCCTTTTTATCTATGCAATCTATCGCACCATATGGTGTAGCGTCCTATCATGCATTATACAAATCTGATTTTCGCATTACTATTCGAACTGATGCTACTAATTATAATCAGGGTATAATGCTTACTGTTGTTTTTCCTGGGGAGTCTACTCCTTATGAAAAATTTGAGAATTTGAATTATGCTACTTTGAGGAATCTTCCTCATGTGTTTATGAATGTTTCTAATGAAACTGAAGTTGCTCTGGATGTACCCTATGGAAGTTTATTTCCAGTAGTACCGATTAGTGCTAGAGACACCCAATTTAGTGCTCGAGTTATTTCTTTAATTTGGTCACCTTTGGTTTCATCGACTGCCGCACCTTTTCCTATAAGTTTGTCTTATTGGTTGCGACCGGTTAATCCTTATGTGGCTGTAAAGAGTGTCTTTATGGCACCGCAGGGATTGATGGACTCGGTTATTAAGCCAGCAGCTCATATGATCTTGGACAATTTTGATTTACCTTATGGAGATAAAATCAAGGGAGTCGCGAAAGTGTTTGGAGCTTATGATAGAACTATCATAGAGGACAAACATCCAGAAAGTGGACGGTGTGCTGATGCACCAGTGAATGTGGTTAACACCAAGATAAACGCTCTGGAATTTATTCCAGATGTTTCATCGCGTTTTGATATTAGTATGAAGAGGGATTTGGTTGATTTCGCTAAAGTACCGTCTCTGGCGGCGATATTACAGTGGGCTACTTCAGCACCGTCAGGTTTTATTTTGGCTGAGTATGTCATTTCGCCAAGTTCCCCGATGTTAGAGGACGGAGTAGGTACATCAACATTACAACCGTATTTGACGACGAATACTGCAGGAGTAGCTTCTTTGTTTAAGTATTATCGTGGTTCAATGGAAATTGAAGTTATGGTTGCTGCTTCTCAATTTCATCGTGGAACGCTTTTCTTAGCATTTGATCCATATGGGATAACTGGTAAGGACTCATCTGCGGTTTTTGGATTACCCGGAGTTTCCATGGCGTTGGGTTCAGTTTCTAATGTTCTACGACTCAAATTACCGTATTCTAAGAGCAAGGATTATCTGGAAATACAATTTCCAGAACCTGATATTGATAACCAGTTAGGAAGGTTGTATGTGGTTGTTCAAAACGTCCTCACTGCACCAGTTAGTGTTGCACCAAATGTGGAATTGCTATTTTCTGTTAGCGTTAGTGATGATGCAGAATTCCGGTATCCACTTCCTTTGAGTCAAAGGAAAGTCAAACATCAAGTTAACATGGTGTATCAAGGTGATACTGTTTTAGATTTATATAATTCTAAACCGTTGAAGCCAGGTTTTATAGTTGGTAATCATACAGATTTACTTGACTTGATGCGTAGGCCAGAGTATATTTCCCGGTCTGATTTGGTTATTAATGTTAGTTATTATATTACATTTCGTGGTCTGCGATTCCCTGAGAAGGGTATTCATGCTATACTTTTACAGTTACACAAATATAATTCGGGAGGAATAATAGTGCATTATCACACTAATGTTAATAGGACTATGGGTGTGAATGCATATTTTAATTGGATTGATAAGTCCGATGTGTATTCAGCTTATGGATCGTATGTTGTTAGAACTTCCGTTAATTCTGATCTTGATTCCGTGTGGGAGGGTGCTATACATAATATAACTCGTGACCCAGTTGTCAATTTCTTGATGCCCGGTTATCATGACATACCGCTCTTTTATAATGTTTCTCTTACTGAAAGTGACGGAGTTCGACGACAAGGGTCGTGGGCGTTGAGCGTAGATGTTACGGAAGCAGCTGCTGGATCATATTTGTTGTCGAATATTCTCGGACATTCTGTGGCGGATGATTTTATGATGTATTTTCCAATGCCGATGTTTAAGATAGCAACAGCAAAGAGCGTGACAGATGGATTACTTCCAGTTTTGGTGCCACCTACAGGAGGTGGATATACTGTTGATGGAGCTAATATCACCAATTTTCCGAATTTGTTCGATCAAAATTTTGTTACATATTGCAATCCAACTGCGGCAGGTACTGCCAGTAACTTCCGTGTTACCATGCAACCTGGCAATACTAATGTTGTCAGTCAAATATTTTTGAATTTAGAAGTTACTAATCAAGATTTGATTTTGACAATAACATCTAGTTTGAATGGTGACGTGACCACTTTGTCCACTGGGCCAATGTATACTTATAACGGTAAGACAATCTTACCGTCAACCCAGTATTGTGATTGGATAAATGTGGTTATTTCGGCACCCTTATCTACTGCTGACTGGAAGATATATGTCGTGCAATATTATGCAGCACCTATGTTGCCTTTATTGCCTAATATGTCTGGAAATTTAATACCAGCTGGTTGGAGAACAACAGGCACAGGAGATCCTGATAATGCTTGGAAGGTCAGAGATGGATCAATAACATCACAATGGCTAGGAAATTCTACCGCAGCCGAATGGACTATTGAGTCGTTAACGGACGAGTTCACATTTGATAGATTCACTGTTCGTGCTCCCAATGTGAGTACTGGTTGGTTGGAATGGAAACTTTATCGTACTAACAGTTTAACACAACTATTGTACGAATCAAATTCACAACCTCTCACTAATGGTGTCAGTTATAGCATTGATCTTAGAAATACTCCATCACTGTCTAGATTGATGTTCAAGGGTGTCACTGCGACAGCTAACCCATTGGGGTTAGTTGATTTTCAGTTATATTATAACCCTAGTACCTCAAGTGTTCCGAGTAATATGATCCCACAAGGAGATTCTGAGGGGTCGTTTACTTCTATTATAGCTGATTTCTCAAGGTTGTCTACTGCTTTTACTGCGCTTCGTGATACTGCGAAAGCTAATTGCGAACCGAAAGGACTATTTGCCAAGGTCTTTGG